TGACTTTCCAGCCACAAACGCGATCAATTCCTCAACGGTCGGCGTTGCCGCCACCACGTCAGGCCACTCGGTATTGATCGTCGGCATCATGCGCTCCACGATGACGTCGAGCTGCTGCAGGTCCGGCTCCAGTTTCTTCGCCGCAGCCGCGATGCGCGCAAGGCCAGGCAACTGCCGGTCGAGATTGTTGACCGTCGCATCAGGCATGTTAGCGAGGCCGAGCGCAAAGCGGATAAAGCCGTTCATGACGCGGCCTTGGTAACGAGCCCTTCGCGCACCGCCGGGGTTGTCGCTCCAACTTTTGGCTGTTCGGGATCAGTGGCTACCTGCGCCAGCACGGGATTTGCCTGGGCATTAACAGCGATGCGCTCCACGCCCGGCATGGCCGCAACATCGCGCACGAGGTTGGCCTGCCCCGACAGCGTGGCACCGACCGCGCCCATGATAATGTTGGCGATGCCGAGAACCGCCACGATCTTGATGGTCAGGTCTTGACCGAACAAGGTCTGCAACAGCGCCGCGCCCGTGGTCAGACCGCCGATGACGCTGCCGATAATCTGGAACCACTGCTTGCTGGTCAAGCCCATTTTCACCATCCTATGGTTTTTGTATTCTTCAACAGGTCAAACGGACGACCCCACCGCCTACGATCAAGCCCTACCGTGTGTACCGCTCCCTCGCGATCCTCGACGTTCTGCAGGTATGCCTTCAACAGCGTTCCAGCCCCCAACGGATATTGTTCTCCATCGCCAAGATACTTCTCCTGCCGATCGTCCCCCGTCAACCCCATCAGCCGGCCAGCCACGCTGCGAATCAGGATTTGTGTGTTCTTGAACCACGGCACCGCCGCACTGGTCTCGGGTGTCACAATGTCAGGCATCAATTTGTAATACCGCAACACGCAAACATAGCTGCCGCTCGCAGGCGGCCACACAAAAAGCTGCGGAGGTGACGCTGACAGATCGGTAGCGTAGTTGTACGGGTAAGACTGAAAGCCCGCCGTCTGCACCATCCAGTCATACTCGGCTTTTGTCACCTGGATCAGCGGGTATGGTACGCCATTGATAGTGTAGAAAAACTCGTCCTTGCCATCCTTGACCTGCGTGCGAAGATAATCGACCGGCAACGTGTACGGCCCCGAGCCCTGCCCCGTACCAGAATTAAAAGTAAAGTTAAAGGTGCCGAGCGCAACATCCAGATCGTAATTCTGGCAAAGATCCTGCAACGTGGCATTGAGAAACTGCCCGGATTGTGCCGTGAAGCCGGGGCATTTTGCTTCCTGCGCCGCGAGGGTACAAATCTGCTGCGCAGTCAACGGCATTCAGTCCACCTTGGCGATCACGCCCCTGCACTTCGCGATCTCGACCGCGCGCTTCTTGATCGACTCCCGGAACCGCTTGATGCCGTTCTCGGCCTGCAGCTTCTGCGCTGCTTCCTGCGGCGACGGCTTGTACTGCCCCTTGCGACCCCCCGCGATCCACTGCGCCTCCGCGCGCCCTGGGATCGCCGTAAAATCTTCTTCCATCTGCTTCAGGGTTTTTTCCTCAAGCGCCTGCTCGGCTTCGAGACCTTCGAGGTTGGCCTTGGCCTCTTGCCGGTCGATCGACACCGACAGCTTGTCGATGATGCCGTGGTAGTCGCGCACGGGCGCGTCCCGATCCATGTAGGTCTGTATCACGATCGAACGATTCGTGCTGATCTGCGCCGTCACCGTGATCGCAGCTGCCGTGCCCTTCTGGTCCGGCGCAGCAAAATCGTCTTCAGGGTCGCGTGACACGATCTGATCCACGTCAAATCTCCGTATCGGCGGGAAGCTCAACGGTTTGTCGCGGCGAGAAACCCGGTGTGGCCTGTCCCATGTGCTGCGGCCCGATCGTGCGGTTCTGCGGACGGCGGTACGCCTCGCTGCGGCGCCGACCGTCGATCTCGTCCTGATGCTGCCAGGACCGCTGCATCTGCTCGTATAACACGATCGCACGGCTCTGCTCGACAGGATAGGTGTAACCATTGAAATACATTGCACCGTCGATCATAATGTGCGGCACGTAGGGCGCGGTGTCGATCATGATGTGAACAAACCGCTCGGCCGGTATCTGCTCGCGCCGAACGCGAGTGATCTCCTTCTTGAAAAACTCGTCGCGAGCGTCCTGCTCCATCTCCGCAAGCACGGAAGCGCGGGCTTCTTTCGTCAGTGCCGCACGCTGCTCGGGGGAAAGCAACTTCAGGTCGACCGGGATCTTGCGCGGTACCGCCTTGGTGTCTTTTGCCACGTCAAACTCCTAGCTGGTGTGCCACGGACCGCTGGCGATCGCGATGTCCGACACCAGAATCGGCCACCCCGTCGTCGCATCGTACGCCACGATATCGCCCGGCAGGCACTTCAGGATGCCCCGGTTCGGCACGTAGAGCAACCCCATCGACGAAAATGCACCAGGGTAAATCGGACGGCCATTGATCTCGTCGTCACGAATGTTGTTGGCGATCGTAGCAATATCCGCGACGGCCATTGCGCCGCTGATAACGAGCGAAACCAGCGAATTGTTTGCATTCGTACCCAAGTGCCCGGTGGCCATGAATTACCCCGTGCCGGTCGAGAAGTTCTGGACGCGCGTGATGTTTGTCGTCATCTGCGCGGCGATGTCGGCGGCCATCGCGTTGGTCAACGCGGTGATGTCGGCGGCGTTAAACGTCAAACTGTTCTGACCGCCTTGCTGGTTCGAAAACTCCAGCGTCTGCGCGCCGCCGCGCCCACCTTGCGGAAGCGCAGGCGCGAGCCCGTTACCCATGGGACCGAGGCCAGGCCCCACCCAATCAATGTTCGCTTGATAGGTTAATCTATACGCGCACATGTGAATAATCCTCCTTAGCCGAAGGTTGCGTTGAAGGCGGAAGTCGATTCCAGCCGCAACATAAATTGGGCATTCTGAATGAGCGTTCCGTAGAAATTCTTCCAGCCGACGACTCTCAACTGGTTCAAGGGATCGGACTTGTCCGCTTCCTTCAGGTACGTGAACTTCACGTTATCGAGCACGACCTGCGCGTACGCGCCGCGACCGAAGATGAAGGTCGGATACACCGTGACGCCCGTGGCTGGAGCAGCGGGCGGCACCTGCGAAACACCGAGCGCAGTGATCGTCACCACGGTGTTCGGCGGCAACTGCGTGGCCTGTCCCTGCAACGGGCCTTGCGTCGGACCCTGCACGCTGGCACCAAGATTGAACGGGGACGCGCCTGCGCCACTGGCGATGTAGACGTTATAGGTAAAGCCGGGGGTGTTGGGTGTCGTCAACTGGATCGCGCCGTTGGCACCGACCACGATGTTGGCCGAGAGCTGATAGATCGCGCTCTCATACTGGTTCTGGGTGTCCTGCCCGGTCACCTGGATGGTGTAGGTTGCCGCCGGCAGCGCACCCCCCGCGATCGCCGCACCGTTGACCTGCGCGATGCCGGTGAAGGTCGGCGTCATGTTGGTTTCGCAGAACCGGATGCCGCGCCATTCGCCCAACTCGTAATTGTACAGCCGGTTGAGATCGCTGTACGACCACGCCGTCACCACTGTCTGGTTCTCGGAAAAATCACCCATCACGAACGGGTGTCCGACCGCGACGAAGTGTGGCATCTTGCGCGGATTGCTCGACGCTTTCGATCCGCCGGACTGTGCCTCGATCTTCATGTCGGTGATCTCATCACCCATGAACCGCGGCGCACCGAGATTGATCAGCATCGCGCTAGCGCGGTTGAACTCGTGCGGGTTGACCACATCGCCGGCCACCAGGGACGCCCGCGCGCCGCGGCTGTTAACATAGTTGATCTGCGGTCCGGCCATTAGATTGACGAACGTGTTGCGCTCCAGCGTCTCCGCGAGCTGCAGGGCCACCAGCTCGATCGCCTTCTTGAACAGTGGATGCTTGATGGTCATCTCGGCGACGTCGGTGATCGTCACCTTGTCGCCCCACTGCTGGGCCTGCGCGGAGACCTGTTGCAAGGTCATCTGCTGACCGACCGGCGGTACGCCTTCGGACAGCGGCGCGAACGGCAGCGGCACGCGGTTGTAGCGGCTCGCGGTATAGGTGGTACCCATGCCCTTCGGGAGCGTGGCGGGATCGCCGAACTGATAGACCACCAATTGCCGGCGCGTCAGGGGAAGGGTCTTTGCGGCGATGTATGGGGTGATATCGCCGGAAAATTGGGCTGCAGTGTTCGTCGCCATCACCTTGCTCCAGTGCTACGGCGGCGAAT